GGTGATTGGAACCCCATTCCTCGACAGTTTTTCGCCGCCCCTGGGTTGTTGCTTCGAGGGCGTCGATGACCCTGCCGAAACTCACCGCCGCACGCAAGGCCACCAAGGCCCAACTGGCCGAGTTCTTCGACGTCTCGATCCCGACCATCGACGCATGGATACGCAAAGGGATGCCCGTTGTCGAGCGCGGCTCGAAGACGACGCCATGGGTTTTCGACCTGCTCGCCGTGACGCTCTGGAAGTTCGCGCCCGACGCAGCCGGCGAGGACGCCCCTGTCGATCCGGAAAGGCTCCCGCCGGGCGAGCGCAAGGCGTGGTACGACTCGGAAATGCGCCGGCGCGAGATGCAGAAGGATGACCGCGAGCTGATCCCGGCCGCGGAGGTGGGGCAAGTCGTCGCCACCGCGTTCGCTGCCGTCGCGCAGTCCATCCGTTCTCTGCCTGACAACCTCGAGCGCCGCCTGTCGCTCGCGCCTGAGGTGGTCGACGAGATCGGCCGCGCGATGGACGAGCACTTGGACGATCTCGCCGCACGCCTGCAGATCCTCGGTCCGGTGGATGAGGTCGCGAGTGCGCGCTGAATTCGGCTCCGCGTGGCCGATTCTGCACGGCGCAGCGTCCGCCTTCCGCGCCCCGCGACGTGTCAGCGTGTCCCAGGGCGCAGCGGCGTCCCTGATGATCCGCCAGCCCGGCGGCTACAGCGGGCCGTGGTCGGCGGACGAGACGCCGTACATGGTCGAGCCGATGGACACGCTCGCGAGCCGAGTCCATGAGGCGGTGTGCTTTGTCGGCCCATCCAGGACCGGAAAAACCATGGGTCTTTTGGACGGCTGGATGACGCATGCCGTCTGCAACGACCCGGGCGACATGCTCATCATCCAGATGTCGCAAGACAAGGCCCGCGAGTACAGCAAAACGCGCGTCGATCGCGCCATCCAGCACTCGCCGTCGCTGCGCGAGCAGATGAGCGGCAGCGGCCACGACGACAACACCCACGACAAGCTCTTCCGCCACGGCATGTGGCTCAAGATCGGCTGGCCGTCGGCGTCGCAGCTCTCCGGTTCGGATTACCGCTACGTTGCGCTGACCGACTACGACCGCATGCCGGACAACATCGACGGCGAGGCGGACGCCTTCGGCCTCGCGCTGACCCGCACGCGCACGTTCCTCAGCCGCGGCATGTGCATGGTCGAATCCTCCCCGGGCCGCGAGGTGACGGATCCGCACTGGCGCCCGGCAACCGCGCACGAAGGCCCGCCCTGTACCGGCATCGCCGGCATCTACAACCGCAGCGACCGGCGCCGCTGGTACTGGCCGTGCCCGCACTGCGCGGAGTTCCACCAGGCGACGCCCGGCCTCGATATCTTCGGCACGCTGCCGCCCGAGTCCGAGCTGATCGAGATCGTCCGCTCTGCCGACCTCGACGCCCTCGCGCGCAAGCACGCGCAGATCGTCTGCCCGCACTGCGGTGCCGTGATCGAGCCCAGCCACAAGCACGCCATGAACCACGCCGGCCGGTGGCTCGCCGACGGCCAGACGATCGACGGCATGGGGCGCGTCGACGGCGACGGCCTGCGCTCGAACATCGCCGGCTACTGGCTCGGCGGCGTGTCGGCGGCCTACCAGTCGTGGCACAAGCTCGTGCTGGCCTACCTGCAGGGTCTGCGCGAATACGCCATGACCGGCAGCGAACTGCCGCTGCAGAAGACGTGCAACACCGACCAGGCAATGCCCTACCTGCCGCGGCACCTGTTGGCCGACCGCGAATCGAGCGTCGAGGATCGCAAAACCGACATCCCGCGCTTCATGGTCCCGGACTGGGCACGCTTCCTTGTCGCCACTGCCGACGTGCAAGGCGGCACGAACGGGCGCTTCGTCTGCGAAGTTCGCGCCTTCGGCCCGCACCTCGAATCCGCACTGGTCGATCGCTTCGCCCTCACGACGACCGAGCGCAACGGCGTGGCCGCGCAAGTCGATCCGTCCGGCTACCCGGAAGACTGGGATCTGCTGACCGCGAAGCTGGTGACGGCAACGTACCGGCTCGACGACGGCCGAGAAATGCGCGTGCTGCGCACCGCCGTCGATACCGGTGGCGAAGCCGGCACCACGCCGAACGCCTACGCCTGGTACCGCCGCCTGCGCCGCGCCGGCCTGTCCTCGCGCGCGATGCTGATCAAGGGCGGCAGCCACCAGCAGGAAAAACCGGTCGTGAAGGGCTCGGCCCGAAGCAATGCCGGCAAGCCCATGCCCGACATGCCGGTGTGGATCATCAACACCGACTACTACAAGGACAACGTCGCCGCATCGCTGCGCCGCAAAGTGTCCGGGCCGGGCTACTTCCACGCGCCCGACTGGCTGCCGCAAACGTACTTCGACGAGCTGAAAGCCGAAGTCCGGCAGCAGAACGGCAAATGGAAAAAGCTCCGCGCCCGCAACGAAGCCCTCGACCTGTGGGTGTATGCGCTGGCCGTATGCGAAGCGCTCGGCTTCGGCGCGAAGGGCCGGCTCTCGTGGGATACCCCTCCCGAATGGGCGCTGCCGCAGTCGGACGCCAACTCCGAGATCATCGAAAGCGAGGAGCGGCGGGCCGAGCAAGCCGCCGCGGCCAGCGCCGCCGCCACGAGCAAGCCAGAAAGCGAAGAAGACCTGTTCGCGCCCATTCCGATGTACTGACGAGACGGACATGACCGAACCCGACACCCAAGACATCTCCGATCACGCACTCGACATCATCGAGGAGGAGGCGCGCGCCGTCGCGCAGTGCTTCGGCGTGCCGGTGCCTGAGGACGCCGCTTCCATGATCGTCGACCGCATCATCGCGCGCCTGGCAGGCTCGAACATCTACATCCCGAAGAAGAGCCGGCGCGACCGGTCCCGCACTCGCCGTCTCATTCGCCTGCGCTCCACGGGCAACAACATCCGGGAGCTGGCTCGCGAATTCAATATGAGCGAGCGATGGGTTCGTAAAATAGTGAATGAATGATGCGAAACGGAACGTTTTAACGAACATTTCCGGGTGAGCATTCCTCGCCCGGCCGGCAATCTGCCGGCATGGATGCGCTGGAATCTCTTTCGAAAGACCGCCTGGAATCGATGCTCGCCGAAGCCATCGAAGCCCGGCATCGTCTCCTCACTCGTCCGACCAGCGCATCCTCCTCGACCGGCCGCAGCGCGACCTACGCCCAGCGCCTCGCCGATGCCGATGCCTACATCAGCCGCCTGAACGCTGCGCTGTCCGCCAAGAGCGGCACGGCTCCCGCGCGCGGACCGATCTACGTGACGAGGTGCCGCTGATGGCGAAACGGCGCCGCCAGATCCCCTCGCTCGCCGCATCCGACCGGCCCGAGGCCCTGGCCTCTTCGGCGCACGTCGGCGCATCCGCGAGCGACATGAGCATGAGTTCGTGGACGCCGTTCGCCGGCAGCGCCGACGCCGACCTGCTGCCCGACCTGGACCGCCTCGTACCGCGCTCGCGCGACATGATGCGCAACAACGGCCTTGCGGCCGGGGTCCAGCAGACGCTCAAGGACAACATCGTCGGGCACATCCTGCGCCTCAGCACGATGCCGGATTACCGCCTGCTCGGCTGGACGAAGGAGCGGGCCCGCGAGTGGGGCAACCAGGTTGAGGCCGAGTTTCGCAGCTGGGCCGACACCACCGAATGCGACGCCGCGCGCGAACTCAACCTGCTCGGGCTCACGCTGCAGGCGCTCGGCGGCGCGAACATGAACGGCGACGCGCTGGCGCTGCCGCTGTGGCTGCCGAAGCCGGGCGAGAAGTGGGCCACGCGGATGATGATGGTCGAGGCCGACCGCCTCGCCACGCCGCCCGAGCTCAGCGCCCGCGACGACATCCGCGGCGGCATAGAGCGCGATTTCTATGGCGCGCCGGTCGCCTACTACGTCCTCAAGCGCCACCCGGGCGACATCTACGCCAGCAACGGCTTCTTCTCGTCCGGCCTCGCCGCGTGGGACCGCATCCCGGCCACCACCGCATGGGGCCGGCGCCGCGTCATCCATCTGCACGACAAGGAGCGCACCGGGCAAAGCCGCGGCAAGCCGCTGGTCACCGCCGTCATGCGCGAATTCAACATGGCGGGCAAGTACTCGACCACCGAGCTGGAAGCGGCGGTCAACAACAGCCTCATCGCCGCGTTCCTCGAAAGCGATCTCGACCAGGACTCGGCCGCCGCGCTGTTCGGCGACAGTCCTGACACGGTGCGCAAAGAGTGGGGGACGTCGGTCAAGCAGGCACAGTCCGTCCGCAACATGAAGGGCGCCGCGATCATTCCGCTGCCGGCCGGCGCGAAGTTGAGCCCCTTCACGCCCGGGCGCCCGAATCAGGCCTTTGAAGCTTTCATGCTCGCCACCCTCCGGCACATCGCCGCGGGCCTGAATCTGCCGTACGAGCTGCTCGTCAAGGACTTCTCCAAGACCAACTATTCGAGCGCGCGCGCCGCGCTGCTCGAAGCCTGGCGCTACTTCCACGGCCGCCGCCGGTGGCTGATGGATGCCTGGCTGCGCCCGATCTACGAACTGTGGCTCGAAGAGGCGGTGAATGCCGGCCGCGTCGAAGCGCCCGACTTCTACGCCAAGCGCTACGCCTACTGCCGCGCCAAGTTCATCTTCGGCGGTCGCGGCTGGGTCGATCCCGTCAAGGAAGCGCAGGCCTCGGTGCTGCGCATGCAGGCTGGGCTTTCCACGCTCGAGGCCGAGTGCGCCGAGCAGGGCCTCGACTACGAGGAAGTCCTAGACCAGCAGGCGGTGGAAATGCGCATGAAAGCCGAGCGCGGGCTTCCCGCCGCGAACCTCTCCATCGCCAAGCCGAGCGGCAAGAGCCCGGTCAAGGACGACGAAGCAGCCGATGAGGACGACGAGGACGGCCGCCAGAGCACCGCCGCCTATCACGACACGCTGGCGATGCTCGCCGGGCAGCACGAGGTCACCGCATGAAATACCCGCACCTTGCCGCGCGCATCTTCAACACGCCGCTGTTGATCCATCCGCAGAAGCTCGACGCGATCATTGCCGGCCTCGGGCCGCGCCTGCTCGATACGCACCTCACCAACACGGTCGGCGCACCGGGCGTCGATCTGAACGTGATGCCGGTCGAATTGTTCTCGACGCGCCGCGGCGAGCGCGCGGAGGCCGGCTATCAGGTGGTCGACGGCGTCGCGGTGATCAGCGTCAATGGCGCGCTCGTGCATCGCGGCCGGATGCAAGGGGCGTCGACATACCTGCTCGGCTACAACGACCTCGCGAGTGCCGTCGAAGATGCGATGAGCAATCCCGACGTGCATGCCGTGCTCAAGGTGTATGACAGTCCCGGCGGCGAGGCACAGGGCGCGTTCGAATACGCGCAGCGAATGATGGCGCTGCGCGGCAAGAAGCCGATGAAAGCCATCGCCGACGGCATGGCCGCGTCCGCCGGCTACCTCGGCGCCAGCGCCGCCGACGAGTTCGCGATCACCCGCACCGGCTATGCCGGCTCGATCGGCGTCGTCATGCGCCACGTCGATTTCTCACGCGCGATGGCGAACGACGGCATCACCGTCACCCACATCTACGCAGGCGCTCACAAGGTCGACGGCCACCCCTACGCGCCGCTGCCCGACGCCGTGCGCGACGACCTGCAGGCCGAAGTGAATGACCTCTACGGCATGTTCATCGAGGCGGTCGTCGCGCATCGCGGCATGACCGCCGAGGCCGTGCGCAAGACCGAAGCGGCCACCTATCGCGGTGTCGCCGCCGTCGCTGCCGGCCTCGCCGACCGCCTCGGCACCACCGATCAGATGATTTCCGAACTGGCCGCGCTGCGCGTGCGGTCGTATCCCGTCGGGCAGCCCGCCCGCGCAACCGCCCATGACAAAGGAGATACCCACATGTCAGGCACCCAAGCACCGGCGGGCAATACCCCTGCGCCCGCCGCGCTCACCCAGGCCGACGTCGATCGCGCCCGCACCGAAGGCGTCGAGGCCGGCGCCCAAGCCGAGCGCGCCCGCGTCGGCGCCATCCTCGGCCACGAAGCGGCCGCCTGCTCGCCGCTCGCCCTGCAGTGCATCAACACCGGCCTGACCGCTGAGCAATCGACCGCGATCCTCGGCGCCGCGCCGAAGGCCCCCGCAGCCGAGGCCCAGCCCGGCAACGCGTTCGCCGCGGCGATGACGAATGTCGGCAACCCGGACGTGCGCCCCGGCGCCGGCGCAGTCACCGAACAGGACGACCCGAAGCTCATTTCCGCGAGCTGGGATCGCGCCTTCAACGTCACCGGCAACGCTTAACAGGAGCTTCGCGTCATGACCATCCTCACCGAAGGCCGGTACGCCGGCGAACACATCATCAGCGAGTCCTGCAACACCCGGTCGCGCGAGGTCGTCACCCTGGCGTCGGGTAATAACCTCGTCGCCGGCTCCGTGATCGGCCTCATCACCAAGGTCCAGGCGGCCGCCCCGATCCCCGCCATCGTCGGCACCGGCACCGGCGCGATGACCGCGCTGACGTTCGGTCCGGCCGTACAGGTGGGCAGCTACGTCATCACTCTGCTCGCGACCAGCGCCACCGCGGCGTTCTCCGTCGTGGCGCCGGACGGCAAGGCGCTGCCGAACGGCGCGGTCGGCACCGCGTACAAGTCCGAGCACCTGAACTTCCTGATCAGCAGCGCCGGCACGATGACCGAAGACGACAGCTACACCGTCGTCGTCACTGCGGCCGGCACGCCGGTCGTGATCGGCGGCACCGGCACCGGCGTCATGTCCGCGATCACGCTGGGCCCCGATGCGCAGAACGGCGGCTATCGCGTCATCAACCGCGCCGTGGTCGCGGAGGGCGGTGACTTCGAGGTGCTCGCACCGGACGGCAGCAGCATCGGCCGCTTCCTGATGGGCACCACATCGACCGGCACCGCGTCGTTTGCGAGCCGCCACATCAACTTCACGCTGTCGGACGCGACCGACTACATCCTCGGAAACTACTTCAACGTCATCGTCGCCGCCGGTACGGGCAAAGCCAGCGCATGGGCACCGACCGCAGTCGATGGCACGCAGGAAGCGGCCGGCGTCCTGTACGACAACGTCGACGCCACCAGCGCCGACAAGGCGGCCGTCATCACCGCGCGTGACTCCGAGGTCTCGCTCGCCGGGCTCGGCTGGGCGGCAGCCGTCACGGCCGCGCAGAAGGATGTCGCCCTCGCACAACTCGCCGCCCGCGGCATCGTCGCCCGCTAACCAGGGAAAGGACAAGATCATGGCTCACATGGACGTTTTCAATCAGCGCCCGTTCCAGATGGTGGAGCTCTCCGCCGCCGTCAGCAAGGCACCGTACCGGCCGCAGATGCTCGGCCAGATGGGGCTGTTCGTGCCGAAGCGGGTGCGCACGCTGTCCGTCTCGATCGAGGCGCGCGATGGGGTGCTCAGCCTCATCCAGACCTCTTCGCGCGGCGCGCCGCTCGAAGAGCGCGAGAACGAAAAGCGCACGCTGCGCAACTTCAACACGCTGCGCATCGCTCGCGGGCAAACGCTCACCGCCGACGAGATCGCGGGCGTCCGCGCCTTCGGCAGCGACAGCGAGCTGCAGATGATGCAGAACGAGATCGCCAACATCATGGACGGCGAAACCGGCCTGCGCGCCGCGGTGGAGCTCACCCACGAGAACATGCGCCTCTCCGCGGTGCAGGGCATCCTCACCGACGCCAACGGCGCCACGCTGTTCAACTGGTTCACCGAAATGGGCGTGAGCCAGCCGGCCGAGATCGATTTCGACCTCGACAACGGCAGCCCGGCGAGCGGCGCGCTCATGAAGGTGTGCGACCAGGTCGTGCATCAGATGCGCAAGGCGGCGAAGGGCGCCTGGTATTCGAGCTCGCTGGTCGTCGGCCTGTGCGGCACCGCGTTCTGGCGCGACCTGATCGCGCACCCGGAAGTGCGCGCCATCTACACAGCGATGGTCAATGGCGGCATGCGCGACGGCCTGGACGGACTGCTCGGTCGCCTGCAGCGCATCGAGTACGGCGGCGTCGTATTCGTCAAGTACTGGGGCACCGACGACGACTCCACCGTCGCCATCGGCACCGACAAGTGCAAGTTCTTCCCGGCCAATTCCCCGGGCGTCTTCGAGGTCGCGTATTCCCCGGCGGAATTCCTGCCGTTCGTCAATACGCCGGGGCAGGACGTCTACGCAATCATCGTCCGCGACATGCAGCGCGACGCTTGGGTGCGGCCGGAGATCTACAGCTACCCGCTGCACTACTGCACCCGGCCCGAAATGCTTCAGCGCGCCAAGCGGACCTGAGCGTCATGGCCCTCGTCGCCCCGTTCGCCGACATCGAATCCAGCATCGCCACGGACACTATGGCGATGCTGGCGAACGTCGTCGTCACGAAGGCGAGCGGGGCGCAGTTCCTGGCCGAGTTCGACGCCATCGACCGCGACGTGTTCGACGGGATCGCGCAGGTGGGCGACTACACGCTGCGCTACCTGCTGACCGACGCCACGCTCGCCGTCGGCGACGTGGTGACCATCAACGGACAGGCGTACCGCGTGCCGGCCGATCCCGATCGCGTCGGGCACGAAGCCGTCGCACGCCTCGTGGAGCACGCCTGATGTTCGCCCTCGAATCCCCGATCATCGCCCGCCTCGCGGCGCTGCCGGCGCTCGCTGGCTGGCAGGTGCGCAGCAGTGCCGCAGAGACCTCGCGCAAGACCGTCCCGGCGGTGGAAGTCCGCTGTGAAGGGGCAGGGGCGTCAGACAAAGGGATGGCCGCGCTGATCGACGTGAAGTGGGGCGTGCATCTGATCGCCGCCCGTGGCGACGGCGCCATGGCCGCCCTCGATGTGGCCTTTGCCGCAGTGGTGGGCAGCCTGCACAACTGGAAGCCCGGCACTGAAGGCGATCACCCGTGGCTGCCTTTGAAGCTGCGCGACGTGGAGCCGGTCGAGATCGCCGAACAGGGGCTGGTCGCGTACAGCCTGATTTTTCAGACATCCGCCCCGTACTACGGGCAACAGTAACGCAAGGAGATTCACATGGACTACTTCTCTGGTCAGGGCAAGCTCTACTTCGGCACCCGTAGCGCAGCCGGCAACCCGGAAACCTTCCGCTGGATCGGCGACGTCGCGGACTTCTCGTTCAGCGCGGAGCCCGACATCCTGGAGGCCAAGGAAAACTACTCTGGCAACCGTCAGACGGTCGTGCGCATCACGCGCGAGCTGAAGATGAGCATGAAGGCCTCGCTGCGCCAGATCAGCGCCGACAACCTCAAGCTGATGCTGCTCGGCGAGACCGTCGTGCAGGCCGGCGCCAGCGTTACCAACGAGGTGATTACGCCGACGACCGGCACGCTCGCCGTCGGCAATGTGTTCCTGTTCGCGGGGCAGGACGTGTCCGCGGTGACGATCACCGACAGCACCGGCACGCCGAAGACGCTGACGGCCGACGTGAACTACACGCTCAACGCCAAGGGCGGCTCGATCGAGACCCTCGACGTGACGACCGGCGGTGCCTTCACGCTGCCGCTGCTCGCCGACTACACCAAGGCCGCCGCGACCAGGGTGAAGATGTTCACTGCCGCGAACGTCGAATACTGGCTGCGCTTTGAGGGCCTCAACACGGCCGTCTCGGGCTACCCGCCAGTCATCGTCGATATCTACCGCGTGCGTCTCGACCCGGTGAAAGACTTCGGCCTGATCAACGACGACCTCGGCAACTTCGAGCTTGCTGGCTCCTGCCTGGTCGATCAAACGAAGACCGCTTCGGGCGACTTCGGCCAGTTCGGCCGCATGATCGCGCTGGCCGCATAAGCCATGAGCGAAGCCGATCCCATCGTGGAACTGGCGCAGCTCGCCGGCCAGCCCGCCGAGGTGAAAACCTACGGCGGGCGGCCGGTGGCGGTCACGCCGCTGAAGGTGCGCGAGTTCGGCCCGATGTTGAAAGCCGTCGATCCGCTCTTCGGCGACCTCGCCGCGCTCGGCGACGCGACCGAAGCGGACGCGCTGATGGGCCTCTTCGCGCGCCACACCGACGCGGTGCTGACCGCGATCTGCATCGCGGCGCGCGTCGATCGCGAGTGGCTCGACGACCAGGAGCTCGATGTTCCGCTGGATCTCTTCGCCGACGTGTTGGCGGTCAATCGGGATTTTTTCGTGGCCCGTCTGCAGCCACTGGTCTCCCGGCTGCAGACGAGTCTCCCGGCTGGTTCGACGTCTCCCAGCGGCTTATCGGCGCCGGGCACCGCCACGTCGACGTGATGGGCTACACCCTGGCGCAGCTGCGCGGCTACTTCGCTGCCGTGGCGCGCCAGGCGCAGGAAAAGGCACAGGAAAGCCTTCTGATCGCCCGTGGCAGCCAAGCGGACGAGAAGGGCTGGAAGAAACTCTGGAAGGCATTTAGCCCGCGATGACCGACCGCGAACTCAGCTACCGCATCGAACTCAGCAACCAGCGCGCCCTCGCCGCGCTGCGCGAGTTCGCGGCTACGATCCGCCGCACGGATCAGGCTGGGGCGAAGCTTACCGGCACGCAGAGCGGCCTGAAGGCTATCGGGACTGAAGCGCGCTCGACGGCATCTGAGTTGTCGAAGGTCGAATCGGCCGCGCGCGGCGCCGGTGCCGGCGTTGCCAGCCTGCGCAGCATCGGCGGGGTAGCGGTTGCACTGGGCGCGGTCGTCGCCGGGCTGCAAGCGGCGAAGGCCGCCTTCGTCGGACTGCCGCAGGCCGGCATCCAGTTCTCGCGCTCGATGGAAACGGCCGAATTGGGCATGGCCGGCATCCTCGTGTCGATGACGAACATCGACGGTCGCGCCGTGTCGATGAATCAGGCGCTCGGCATCAGCCGCAAGATCATTGCCGGGCTTAACGAGGACGCGCTCTCGACGGCAGCTTCGAGCCAGGAACTGGTCTCCGCGTTCCAGGCCATCCTCGGCCCGGCGTTGGCGGCGAAATTCACCCTCGACCAGGTGCGCCAGCTGACGGTCGTCGGCGTTAACGCGGTCAAGTCGCTCGGCCTGCAATCGAACCAAGTGGTTCAGGAACTGCGCGACCTGGTGCAGGGTGGCATCACCCCGGCCAGCTCCACGCTCGCGACGGCGCTCGGCATCAGCAACGAGGACGTCAAGCGCGCGAAAGACTCCAGCGAGGGCCTGTTCGCGTTCCTGATGTCCCGCATGTCGGGTTTCGAGGCCGCGTCGCAGCGCTTCGGCGATACCTTCGACGGTCGGCTCGCTGCGCTGCAGGAAGGCGCGACGCGTGCCGCCTCGGAAGGCTTCCAGCCGTTGTTCAAGGCGATCAAGGAAGGTCTCGGCGAAGCGACCGACGCGTTCGTGACGATCCAGCGCGAGGGCGGCGAGGTCAAGTCGATCTCGCTTAACCCGACAGCCGTACAGGGCATGCGCAGCTTCGCAGAGACCCTCGTGGATCTCGGGCAGGGGCTGGCAACCTCGGCGCGCTTCCTGATCGAGCATCGCGGTGCAGTGCTCGGGCTGGCGCAGGCCTACGCTGCATTCGTCGGCTTCCGTGTCGTGCGCGGCATCCTCGTCGGAATCGCCGAAGCGCTCGCGAGCACGACGAGCTTCCTGCTCGGCGGGGCGTCGGCGCAGCGCGCGGCGACCGCGGCCAGCATCGCGGATCTGCGGGCGAAGGTCGCGCAGGCGGAAGCGATCAAGATCCATGCTGCGATGCTCGTTACCGAGGCGCAGGCCGCCGTCACGGCCGCGGCCGGCATGCAGCGCCTCGCGGTCACGCAGAACCTGCTGATCCCAGCGCAACAGCGCGCGGCAGCGGCAGCGACGGCGCACACGGCAGCCCTCAGCGCCCTGAACGGCGCGCTCGGTGCGACTGGCGCTGCAGGCCTGCTCTCGCGCCTTCTGGGCTTCCTCGGCGGTCCGCTGGGCATCATCGCGCTGGTGCTGACTGGCGTCGGCGCCTGGGCAGCATTCGGCAGCTCGGCGCGGAATTCGCTCGACGGTATCGATGTGTCGGCGAAAAACGCATCCGACCGCATCAAGCAATTGAAGAAGGATCTGAAGTTCGGTTCTGGTGAGATCGGCGACAACAAGGCGGCACGAGACGCCCTGCAACGCCGGATTACCGCACTGGAGAGCGCCGGCCCGAGCGCGTCGCGCGAACTGGTGCAGGTCGCTCCGGGCGAGCAGCTCACCCGCATCGCCCGCGACAGGGAACTGAAGCTGCGCCGTGCGCAGCTCGCGCAGCAGGAAGAGCTCGGCCGGCTGATGGAGGAGAACGCCCGCAAGCAGGCTGCCGACACCGCCGCAGGCCTGCCGGAAGGTGCGCAACTCCAGAACAAGTTCAGTCCCGCGCTGCAGGCATTCAACGACCTCGTGAAGCAATACCGCTCGACGGCACAGAAGGCCGGCGACGACATCCGCGAGATCAACGAAGCGTTTGCGAAAGCGGTCGCTGAAACGCCGGAGCTGCAGAAGGCCAACGCGAAGTTCGACCCGAAGAAGCTCGCCGACGTCGAGCGCGCCCGCAATGCCGCAATCGCCGAAGCGCGCAAGAAGGGCGGCTCCGGCAAGTCGTCGCTCGCCGCGCAGAACGCCGCCGAGCGTGCCGAGCTCGAGCAACTGAAGGTCACGCTCGACCAGGAACTCGCGCTGCAGAAGGACGCGCTCGATTTCGCTAAGACCGAGAACGAACGCGCGTACCGCGACGGGCTCCTCGGCATCGAGGCCTATCACGCCGAGCGCCTGCGTCTCGTGAATGCCGGCCTCGACGCGGAGAAGGCGCGCAACGACAAGCGCATCGCCGACATCAAGGCTGAGCAGGCGCGACTCGACGGCCTGAAGCCGAAGAACGACAACGAGCGCTTGCAGTTGCAGACCGCGAGCACCCGCCTCGAAAACGAGGTGATCGCGCTCAACGGCCGCAACCTCAAGCTCGAGCAGGACCGCACGCAGGCCATTCGCGACGCCAATGCCGAACGCGAGCGCGCCGCACGGCTGCTGCAGGCGCAGGCGATCGATGTCGAGGTCGACGTGTCGCGCGCTGCCGGCACCCTCACGCGCGACCAGATCGACCAGCAGGTGCGTACCCGTAACCGCGACCTGATCGAGCAGAGCAAGGCGAACCCGGACATCCTGAAGCCGGAAGTTGTCGAGAAGAAAATCTCGCTCGAGATCGACACCGAGGAACTCGCGCAGATCGAGCGCCAGATCGCGCAGGTCTTCGAGACCCTCGAAAACCAGGCGCGCTCCCTCGAACTCGGCGGCTTCGAAGGCCCGTCGCTTGAACTCGCGCTGCGTCCCGCGCGCGAGGCTGCACAGACGCAGCTCTACGGACTGATCCCGCAACTCGAAACGCTGTCCGGTCGCACGTTCTCGATCGACGTCAAAGCGAATGTCGAGAACGCCAAGGCGAAAATCGAAGGCCTCGGCCCGACAATCAAGAATCTCGACGTCGTTGCGCGAAACGCCGCAATCAACGGCTTCGGGCAACTGTTCGAGGACGTGGTCACCGGGGCGAAGAAAGCCGGATCGGCATTCGACGACTTCGCCAGGAACATCGCCAAATCGGTTCTGAATGTCATCGGCCAGAAGCTCGGCGGGAAGCTGTTCGGTTGGCTGCTCGGTGGTGGCGGCGGGCTGTTCGGCGGCCTCACGAGCCTGTTCGGCTTCTCCGGCGGCGGATCGGTGCAGAAGCGCGCCGACGGCGGCTACATCCGCGGCCCCGGCACGACGACGAGCGACAGCATCCCGGCGCTGCTTTCCGACCAGGAATACGTCGTCCGCGCCGCGGCGGTGCAGGACGTCGGCGTCGGCTTCCTCAACTGGATCAACCGCGGCGGCACGGGCGTGCGCAGCGCGCTCGCGCAGTTCCGCTCCTCGGCGAGTCCGGCAGCCTTCGCACACCGCGGCCCGGTCGCCCGCTTCGCCGGCGGCGGCCTGGTCACGGCCCCGTCGATCGCGCCTGCCGCTCGCAGCTCGCAGTCGTCCGGCCCGACCGTGCTCGACTTCCGCATCGCCCCCGAAGCCATGCACATGACGCTGCGCGACTGGTTCGAAGGCGAACTTGCGCGAATCGGGGCGACGCGATGACGATCACGGCCTACCCCGCGACCCCGCGCGCCGATGCGTCCGCGCTGCTCGCGTTCGACGGGCCGGCGAATGTGCTCGTCGCATGGTCGGTCACCTCCGGCCCTGGCACCGTCACGCCGATCGCGAAAGCGACCGACGCGACGGGGCGCGCCTGGGCGATCTATCGGCCGAACGGCGTCACTGGCACCGCAACCGTGAGAGTCGATCATGGCACTTGAGCTGCTCGCCGGGCCTTTCACGGTCACAGACAAGCTGACCGGCACGCCGGTCGGCGACAGCATTTCGGGATTTCCGTGCTTGGTCGATGGGCGCGGCCTGCTGCTGCCCACAAGCGACGCCGTCTATATGGTGCAACTCGACGGCGCCGCCTACCCGGTCGTCGACGACAAAGCGCTCACATACGGCCTGGTCCTGCGTGATGCCGGCACTGACCCGACGACAGGGCGTCGCTGGCATGGACTCTCCGACAGCCTCGGCACCTTCGGCGAGTGGGACATCGATCCGGTCACGCTCTACAAGACCGTGCAGGTCGCCGGCGACTATATCGACCTCGGCAAGAACTACGCGCGGCTCCATGACCGCTATATCCGCGCGGTCGGCGGTCGCGTTGACTGGCGACTGCTCGACCTGTCTGCCGGATGGGTTGTCGAGCAGTCGTGCGTCGGCCTCACGAACGCCGTGTGCCTGTCGTGGGGTTCGCGCCTCGATGAGATCATCGTCGGCACAGAGGACGGGCAGGCCGCGCGGTATGACTGGGTCGCGAAGGCCTTCCTCGGGTCGATTCAATCCATCGGCATGACCTGCAAGGGCTTGTGGTGGAGCGCGCTACACGGCATCTATGTGTCGCTGCACGACGCGGGTTCGACGCTCGAACTGCGCGTGTGGGCTGCCACCGTGCAGCCGGCCAGCGTCAGCAACCCAACACCGGACGCCACGATCACCGCCGGCCGTCGCACCCGCATCCGGTCTCGCGTGCTCGGTGCGCATTCGGACCCATGCGCAGGCGAAGTCGTCGCCTGGACGCTGGCGGGCGCCGGAGCGCTCACGCCGGCCGCGAGCCTGACCGATGCTGACGGCTACGCATCGACCTGGTATGAGGCGCCGCTCTCGGGTGGTGGGGCAGGTATCGAGATCACTGTGGAGGTCGCCATCTGATGCTCTGCCAGACGTACGAATCCGGCCTGATCCCGCACCGGGTTGTCGACGACATGGCGGGTACGCCGCGAATCATCTCGAGCGCGAGCTACAACGAGGACATCCTCGGCGCAGACGGCTTCGAGTGCATCGATCGCATCGATGGGCTGTATTTCGCGGCTGACGCTGGGACGCTGTTGGATTCCGGCGCGATGGTCGTCACCGGCTGGACGCGTCAGCGCTGGTGGCCTGGGTGGGCGCGCTATCGATGGGAGTTCGATGCTGAGACCGGCGCGTTCGTGCGCCGCACTGACTTCCCGGGCGGTTACTACGCGCAGGACGTCTATCAGGGCGCCGGCGGCGAGGTGTGGCTCAACCTTGTCACCGGCCCGCTGCAGCTGCTCGGTCCTGACTACCAGCCGAGCGGCGTGGAGCTGCTGCCGGAAACGTACGGCGCCATCATGTTCAATGCCGTGCTTGTCGATCGCATGCGCAACCGCATCGTGATCACGCGCGACCTCGTGAGTTTGATCGAGGTCCGCGAACTCGACACTGGCACGCTGCTGCACACGATCATCCCGCCGAGTCGCCCGCGTGACATCTGCCACGAAGAAGGCTCGCGCTGTTACGTGCTGACCGACACGCGCGACGTGCTGCTGCTCGACTACATGACGGGCCGCTGGATGGGGGCCGTGAAGCTGACCGGCATCAGCGGCTCCAACGCGCGCATCGCCTGGGACAAGCGCTACCGGCGCCTTGGCGCAATCGAGCAACCTGAGGCGCCGATCGGCTTCACGAACCAGGTCGGCGCGAAGGGCTTCGCGATGCGTCCGGTCGCCACGCACCTCTGCACGCCGATCCCGATCAAGCGCCTGCGCGCCGGAGAGCCCGCGCGGGTGCTGATCAAGGCGGTCGGCGACATGGGCGAGGGCATTCCCGGTGCTGTCGCCGTCAGTGTCGCCGGTCCCGAACTTGCCGCCCCGCGCAACATCGTCGCCCTCGACGGCGCAGGGGAGGGCGTGGCCGTTCTCGATGCGCTGACGGCAGGTGCAGACACCCTCTCGCTCTCGATGGATGTTCCATGCCAACCCTGACTGCCTCTGCAGATTTCACGATCGGTGCCGGCTCCCCGGCCGTGGAAGAGATCACCCTCACCATCCTCCCGGCCGCATCGGGCGGCGCAGGACTCGGCCGGCTCGTGCATCCGACTCTCGGTACGCTCGACTATGAGATGTCGCCGTCGCAGTGGAGCGGCATCGACGCCGACGTCATCATTCCGCCCGTGTGGGCGAGCAGCAAGACACTGTCTGGCGCTGCGAACACGCTCTGGCGCGGCTCACTGCGCGACGGCGTATGCGTCGAGCGCTGGGGCACCGATTGCGGCGCCTCGATGCCGGCCGATCAGCTACGGATGCTGCTCGCCTTCTGGCAGAACCCGCCTGACCCGGCAAACGGCTACGTCGAGTGGTGGCCGTCCTACACGTCGGTGTTCGGCTTCAAGGTGATCCTGATGAACCTGACGGCGGGCCCAGGTCAGGGCATCACCCTCGACACGGTGATGAATCAGGGCTGGGTTGTCGGTCAGGTCGATCTGACGCTGCGCGTCGTGGAGCGGCTGTAATGGACCCCCGCTTCACCGCTGCGACCAGCAAGGACAGCGAGCGCACCGTCACGACGCTGCTCTACCCGGTCGGCACGAGCCTTGCCGCAGTCTCCGCAGGCACCGCCGCGGCGCCGCTCGACCTGTCGCCCTTCGCGACCAGCGTGCAGCAAAGCCCCGGCGAACTCGTTGTCGGGCTTGCGTGGCACCAGGAACTCTACGGCGCGCAGCAGCCGAAGCCGGGCCAAGCGATTGCGGTCACGCTCGACGGTGCGCTGTTGTGGGCGGGCATCGTCGAGAGCCTCAACGACTACCGCCTCGCCGTCGGCGAACGGCGCATGACGCTCACGGCCCGCAGCCGCGATGCGTTCCCGGCGTGGCGCAGCGTGCGCCGCGTGACCGACATCTATCCGATGGCGACGCGCCTCGAAATCATCGCGCGCGACGTCGCTGCCGCGGTCGGCATGACCGATGCGGAGATCGCACTTCCGCCGATCCTCTACGCCGTCCCGCACAGCAACGTGCAGATCGCCGATCTGCCCGCGTGGGACATGCTCGAAGCGCTGCTGCTGCCCGGCGGACTGTCGCCGTGGATCGACGGTCTCGGCCGCCTGCGTGCGCGCAATCGCGACGTGACCCGCGCGGCGGATCAGACCATCCCCGAGGATCGCATTGCCGCTGTCACCGGCTCCCGGTCTCGCGCGCCGATCAGCAGCGTACAGGTCAAGTGGCTCGACCCGATGCTCACCGAAGTCGCTCAGCAGGATCAGTCGCTCGACGGCGCGAACATCACAGCCGGCTTCTTCCAGATCGAGCAGAACCAGGACGTGTATTGGTCCGACGACCGCACGCAGCGCGCCCGCGACACGCGCCTCGTCATCAAGCAGTCGGCGAATTCCGGGCTGTTCCACGTCTGCAACGAGACGTACAAGGCGACCGCCCACACCGGCGGCCGCATCACCCTCGAAACCGCAGCGTGGGTGCCGGGGCTGATGGCGCTGTTCCTCGCCGTGAAAGCGGCTGGGGCCCTGCCGGACATCGCGCCGACGTATGGCGGCCCGACCTGGACGGTCGGCAAGCAGGTTCATGCCGCCCTCGAATTGCTGGTGCTGCTGACGATTTCGAGCATCGGCACCGGCGTCTATGAAGTGTGGGGCCTGCCGTACGACTACGTCCATGCGCGCCACACGACCGAAGCCTACGACGCGTCCGCGCCCGCCTGGATGGATGCCAGCGAGACCGTCGAAACCGACCTCGTGCAGAACGACGCGCACGCGCAGGCCATCGCCGCGCGCGAACTCATCTACCGCGTGCGCGCCGCGCAGACCTTCGGCGTGACGATCGTCGACGACCCGCGCATCGAGCCCGGCGACATTCTTGGCCTGCCCGACGGCACGCGGCTGTACGTCACCGGCTACCGCCGCAACCTGACGCATGGCGCGCCTGCGCTGCTCGACGTGGAGGGCTTCGCCGCATGAGCCTGCTCACCTACATCACCCAGGCGCAGATCGACGCCAGCAAGACCGAACTCGACGGCAAGGTGCTGACCCGGCCCGCGCTGCTCGTGACCGACGGCGTCGCGCTGATCCACGCAGTCGACGTCGATATCGGCGCCAAGGGCGAAATTCTCAAGAACGTCCCGCTCGCCCGCGCGAACCATGACCTGCTGTATGCCGAACCCGGCAACGCCTGCCGCCTGCGCCGCAGCGCCGACGGCAAGTTCGAGGTCGTCGGGTTCTCGAAGGAGATGCCCGGCCGCTACGACCGCTTCGCGGTGGATGTCGGCACCTACGCGATCGGCCCGACGCAGTCCTTCGGCATCGACGCCCGACCCCTGACCTACGCCGAACTCGACACGCTGCTCGACGGGTACGGCACTGCCCCCTATGGCGCCTCCGGGATCTTCCAGGCGGGCGCACTGATCGAGGTGAAAATCTGATGGCACTGCTTCTGAGCCGCTTCGCGAACGGCGACACCAACTACGTCGCCAAGCACAACAGCAATGCCGAGGCGATCGAGATCGAGGCGAACAGCCTGCGCGCAGCCCTCGCCACCAGTCTCGGCGCGACCATATCGCTCGGCGCCGCGTTCTCGGCGCTGTTCGGCACGTCGCCCGCGGTGATCGGCGCCAACAGCTACAAATGCACCGGCAGCGGCTCGACGCTGACCGTCGCAGCCGGCTACGCCTGGCTGCCGGGAGCGGCGACCGTCGTCTCGCGCGCCACCTCTTCGGCGCTCGCATTTGCCGGCCTCGATGCCGGCACCTACTACGTGAGCGCCGACATCACCGGCGCGCCGATCAGCACCGGCAGCACGAGCGACGCGCTCTACAGCGTCGTCTGGAGCGGCACCGAGTTCGGCACGATCACCCGCCTCGCGAAGATCCTGTGGGGCGCCGCCGACCAGATCGCCGCGCAGACCTCGACCGCGATGAGCGCGAGCTACGAGAGCCTCGATGCACGACTCGAAGCCATTGAGGCCGCTGCGAGTGCCGGCGCGAAGCCGTACATCCCCGAGATCAAGTCCGTCAGCTATGCGGCTTCGATCACAGCTAACTTCTCCGACGCCGACGTCATCCGCATCACGCTCGCCGGTGATCCGACGATCACGCTCGCGGGCGCCGCGGACGGGCAGAAGTGCGTCATCGAACTCAAGCAGGATGGCGCAGGCGGTCGTCTGGTGACATGGAGCGCGAACGTGCGGTTCGGCACGGATCTGCCGTCGATCACGCTTTCCACGGCCGGCGGCGCACTCGACCGCATCGGCCTGATTTACAACGCGGCTGCGGCGAAATTCGACGTCATCGCGCTTTCGAGGGGGTTCTGATCATGGCACTGCTTTTCTGTGACGGCTTCGACCACTACGCGACGGCGGATCTGACAAAGAAATGGACTGCTGCGGGCTCTGGCGCAACCATCGGAACCGCAGGACGGGACGGTAGCGGAAACCTCGCAACGACTGCAGCCAGTGCGGGGTGGGCGGGAAAATCATTTGCGAGCGTTGCAGCGCTGGTGATTGGGGTTCGATTTAAGTACACGTCGATCTCCGGCAATCCGCGGCTAATGACCCTGTTTGATGGGGTATCGCAGCAGTGCGAACTCAAATTGAATTCAGACGGGACGCTGTCTGTGTTGAGAAACGGGACGGCTCTGACTGATGGAACGTCAGTTGTCAGCCTGGTAGCGGGCACCTACTACTACCTCGAATTCAAGGTCACTGTCGCGAATTCGATTGCAGCGGACTCGTGCAAAGTACGAGTAAATGGGGCTGATGTAATTACCGTCGCCGCCGGTCAGGACTTGCAAAGCACCGCGAACGCATCGGTCAGCCAACTGCGACTCGGGGCTGAATCTGGCGTCAACACTGCGGCCATGCTGTTCGATGATTTGTATATTTGCGACCAGTCCGGGGCGACGAACAACGACTTCCTTGGGGATGTCCGCATCGACGTCGTGTTCCCGAACGGCGCCGGTACGCACCAGTCTTGGACGCCATCGACTGGCACGGATCATGCCGCGCTCATTGACGAGACTGCGCCGAACACGACCGACTACCTGACGGGCGGCGCGGCCGGATCGAAGGAAACCTCGACGCTGCAGGACCTGTCCGTCAATGGCGCGATCCTCGCCGTCCAGGTAAATGCCGCACTCGCAAAGACCGATGCGGGCGCGTGCACGACGAAGAACCTGATCCGCTCCGGCACGACCGAGGCGAACGGCGCCGTCTTCGCGCCCTCGACCAGCTACCTCTACAGTTCGTCCATCCACGAATCCGACCCGGCCACCGGTGCCGCATGGCTCACCTCAGCGATCAACGCGCTCGAAGCGGGCGTCGAGGTCGTGAGCTGACGCGATGACTGCCGCTCTCCTGACTCAGCTCGCGGTCGAGGTCATCCGCAGCCCGGACCCGGACCCGCTGCTGACCCAGATCGCAGTCGAAGTGCTGCGCACCGATCCGAAGCCGGCGCTGCTGACCCAGATCGCAGTCGAAGTGCTGCGCAGCAATGCGTCGGGCACAACGCCGCTTGCGGGCGAGGCTGGCGTCGCCCTGACCGGCCTCGCTGCGCTGAGTCTCGGCACGACGCTGGCCGGAGCCGCTCCGACCTCTCTCACCGGCACCGCAGACCTCGCCACCGGCACCCACCTTTCCGCCATCGGCCGCATCGAGGCCACCCCGCGCGGCCGTCTGGCGGGCGCCGCTGCGACCCCTGGCGCCGGCAACTTCTTCCTGCTCTTCTGAGGCGATCACGACATGAGCCTATCCACCTACACCGAAGCCGCGATCCTCAATCATCTGCTGCGTGCGACCGCCTGGGCGAAGCCGCTGGCGCTCTACGTCGGCCTCTTCACGGGCGATCCCGGCGAGGCCGGCAGCCTCGCACAGGAGGTCACCGGCGGCAGTTACGCCCGCGTCGCTTGCGGCCCGAGCGACGCGACGTGGAATCTGCCGGTCGGCGGCGACAAGACCTTCACCAACGCAGCCGCCGTGACCTTCCCTGCGCCGACCGCAGCATGGGATGACCTGACGCACTTCGGCATCCTCGACGCATCGAGCGGCGGCATCTGCCTCGCCTCCGGCGCGCTCGACACCTCGACCACCGTCGGCAGCGGCGCACCCGCGCCGGAGTTTGCCGCCGGAGACCTGCGCATCGTGTTCTCGGGCCACCTCTCCGACGCACTCATCGAGGCCATCGGCACGCACCTGTTGCGCACCGGCGAATGGACCGCGCCGACGTCGATCTACGCCGGCCTGCTGACCAGCATAGCCGGCGCAGGGGCGGGCGCAGAGATCGCTGCTGCCGACTACGTCCGCAAGGCCGTCGGCCCGAGCACCAGCGCTTGGACCGAACCGACCGACGAAGGCGGATGCGGCAACGCCGACTATATCCAGTGGGCGAGCCCGACGAACGACTGGATCGACGCCGAGAAGGTTGCGCTGTTCGACGCACTGACCGCCGGCGATGCGCTGATGACGATCCCTCTGTCGCAGACGGTCACCCTCCCAACCGGAGCCCTGCCGCCGAACTTCCCCCCGGGGGCCCTGACCGTACTCGCCAACTGACCGCCGGACCCCGGCAAGGAGCTCACCGTGAAGCTGATCCTGATCGCCCTCGCAACCCTGATCGCCTTGTCCGGGTGCGCCAGCACCGAATACCGGCAGGCGCAGCAGCAGTACTTCGCCGCCCAAGCCGACGCGGTGCGCGCCCACAGTGCGCAGGCCCAGCAGCCGCTGCTCGACCTGCAGATGACCGAAGACGGGCGGCTCCGATCGCTCACCGTCGGCCGGCAGATCGGCGCGGCGCCGCAGATGGCGATGCCGCGCGACCCGAACGCCGAGATGCTCCAAGCCGTCGTCAATGGCGCGGTGACTGTCGGCAGCATCGTCGCCGGAGGGCAAGCCGCGCGGGGCCTTGTGACGGCCACCGGCAACGCCATCGGCGGGGCGCTCCAGGCGATGCCGCAGCCCGTCGTCGTGACCCAGCCTGCGCCGGTGCAGATCCCCGGCGCACCGGCGCCCGAGGTCGTCGTCGTGCGGCCGGATGTCGTCGACCCCGTGATCGTGGATCCGGTCATCGTGCCGCCGACCGTCGTGCAGGTCGCGCAGTAGGGGAGGGAACCATGATGCAGCTGATGCTCATTGTCCTGCCCGCGTCCATGCTCGGGCTCCTGGCGGTCGCGCTGGCCTTCATGCCGAAAACAGCCATTGCGAGCGAGACGGCGGCGACCGTCACCAAAGCGACGACGGCCGCTGCCTATGCCGGCGCAGGCGTCCCGGTGTTCTTGGGCTACACGGTCGATGAGTGGAGCGCCATCGGTGTGTTCGGCGGCCTGATTCTCGGCGCGCTGACGTGGATCGGCAACATGGTCGTCAATGCCTATTTCAAGCGTGAGCACCTGAAGCTCGCGATCCGGCAGGCGGAAGCCGGTCAGCCTATTTTGGAGGATGAGGCGTGAAGACCTACGACAACGGCGGCGTCGCAGTGACGATCGAGTACGAGCGCGCCACGGTACGGATCATCGACCACGTGCCGAGCAGCGAGCGGGCGCCCTACGTCGGTATCGGGCAACTCACGCGCCTGCCGCGCGGCGCGGCGCTGTTGTCGGGCTTCTCCGGGCAAATTACCCGTGCGCACTGCTGGCTGCTGCTCAACGCGCTGCTCAATGACGGCTTCACGGTCGCGTACATGGATAGATTGGAGGGCCACGTCGGGCCGTTTGCCGAGCGGGTCACGGAAGGCGATTTCGCCGGCCTGTGGCGCGTCGACCTGTCCCGCATGTGCGATCGGCGCCGCCCCCGCAAATCCGCTCCCGCGGCCGCGGAGGCAACGTCATGAGCAGGGCGCGCATCGTTGTTGCGGCGCTGTCGCTCACGGCGGCCGGCTTCGTCGGCATCATGCTGCACGAGGACTACTCGGACACGGCGATCATCCCCGTCCCCGGCGACGTGCTGACGATCGGCTTCGGCACGACAGAAGGGGTGAAGCTGGGCGACCGTACGACGCCGCCGCAAGCGCTCGAGCGAGCATTGCGCGACGTCCAGAAGTACGAAGGGGCGCTGCGCAGCTGCATCACCGTGCCGCTGCATCAGCACGAGTACGACGCCTATCTGACCCTCGCGTACAACATCGGGCCGTCGGCGTTCTGCCGCTCGACGCTCGTGCGTCGGCTCAACGCGCAGGACTATGCCGGCGCGTGCGGCGAGATCCTGCGCTGGCGACATTTCCGAGGCCGCGACTGCGGCGTGCCGGGCAGCGGGTGCGCGGGGTTGTGGAAGCGCCGGCAGCTCGAGCACGCGCTATGCCGTGGGGCGCAGTGATGGACAGCCGCACCTTCGACGCCATCTCGATCATCACCGCGATCGTGCTGCTGCCGATGGTCGGGGTCTCGGCCTACGCCTACCTCACGGGCGATCTGGCGTTCACCGAATACTCCGACATGTGGTCCGAGCCGATCGCGCTGCTGCTCGGCTTCTGGTTCCGCGGCGTGGTCTCGCAAAAAGGGGAGGTGTGATGTGCAACTACTGGTCATTGTGGGCGCTGTCGCCCTGTTACTGGGCGGCGGCGTGGGCTGGTGGGTGGGCGACGGGCTGGAGCGAGGGCGCTGCGCGCAGCGCGAGCACGATGTGGCCGTCGCCTATGCCAACGATGCGAACGCCCGTATTGAGGCAGCACGTGCAGAGCTTGAGGCTCAGAACCGACGCGCGACCGAGAGAGCGCAGCGGGACGCCCGCGCTGAGGCTCGTCGAGTAACGGAGGCCGCCGACTATGAGCTCACCATCGCCCGCACGGCTCGCCCTGAGTGCAGCCGTGATCCTGATGCTTTCGAGCGGCTGCGCAACGCGATTCGTGCCGCCAACGCCAGGGCTGCAGGTGCGCCCGCCGGAGTGCCTGCGGACCTGTCCGCCGATCCCGGAACCGACCGGCCCGAGTGAGGCGGAACTGATGCGATGGGATCTGCAGATGGTGCAGTGGGGCGAGCGCTGCGCCCAGGTGTCGCAGGACTGCAGTGAGGCGTCGAGGTGACTCAGTCCAGCTTCGCCGCGATGTCGCCCATGTCCGGCGAGTAGTACGTGTTCAGCAAGATCTTCAGGTCGCGGTGCCCGCTCATCTTCGCGAGCTCGAGCACCGGCAACTTCTTCGCCAACCGCGTGAGAGCCTCTCGTCGCAAATCGTGAAAACGCAGGCCGGAGATCGCCGCTTTCGCCCGCGCCTTGCCCCACAGCGTGCTGAGCGAGTCCGGATCGACGTCGAAGCGGCCAGCCGGTAACTGCCCGATGACCCGGATCGCTTCCTTCGAGAGCGGGACATCTCGCGCGTGACCGTTCTTCGAGTCATGGATATGCGCGACACGCCGATCAATGTCGATCGTCTCAGGCGTCAGGCCGCAGATCTCGCTCGCCCGCATTGCCGTCTCGATTGCGAACAGGGCCGCTGCGGCGACGCGGGAATTCACCGTCTCGCATGCTCCGTCGTGGTAGCCGAGGACGTGCAGCATCGCCTCCATCTCGTCGCCCTCCGGTCGGCGCTTGCGGGCCTTTCCACCGAACGGCCGCTTCGCCCGCGTGAATGGGTTGTCGCGCAGCCAATGCCATTCACGGATCGCGACGTTGCAGGCGTGGGAGAGGGTGACCCATTCGCGCGCAACGGAGGCCGAGCTCACCTCCTGCAGCCGCTTGTCTCGCCATGTCGCGACGGCCTTCTCGTCGAAGTCCGGCAGCAGCACCTTCGCGAGGTCCGATCGTTTGATGCGGTTGATCCGCATCGCCTCAGCGCGCGCGCCTTTCTTCGTCGGCGTCACCTCCTTCGCGTACTTGTCGAGGAGGTCGCCGAACGGGATAGTCGGGATCTCGCCGCGGCGCTCGGCGTTGATGTTGGCCTCGAACTGCGCCGCCCAGGCCTTCGCCTCGCGCCTGGTCTGGAATGATTCAGACCGGTCGATGCCGCCCTTGCGGACGCGCGCACGCCACGTACTACCGCGCTTTTCGATGACTGCCATATGCCACCCTATTGGGACACTGCTTGGGACGCAATCGGGCCACAGAATAGCGAAAACTAGCGGGAACGTGTGGAAAACAGAAGCCGCAAAAACAGGCTGAAATGCAATGTTTGTGCGGCTTTGTGACTAATTCAGCAGATTAGCGGAATGCGTCGGAATGCCGGGGACGGGACTTGAACGATAGCGTGGTTATTGGGTTTTGCGGCCTCGCGGGACATTCTTGGGACGCTGCCGTTCGGCCCATGCCATGATCTCGGCAGCCTTCCAGCGCAGTTGCCCGCGTCCGCTCTCTGACGGCAACCGTATCGTATCAGGGAATCCGGTCATCAGCGCGTAGCGCTCAGACACCTGGCGCGCGCTGACGCCAAGGTAAGCTCCAGCGGTCGCTGCGTCCCACAGGACCTTATCGGCGGGGATGGCGGGGCGCGACAGGACCTCGATCAGCTTGTCGAGTTTTTCGGCGAGATCGGTCATGGGGGCTCTCTCGGTTGCGGTGTTCATGATGTCTATTCCAGGTATTCGCCCATCGACAGGGATGCGATCCGCTCGATGGCATAGCGCCCGCGGTGATCTCCGGCGCCTGTCGTCGCCATCTTGCGAAGCAGCGCGTCGCGATACTCCGGCGTTGCCTTCTCGACGAGTTCGCAGTCGGATAGGGCTGCCGTGCCTTCCGGCCATCCGCACCAGCTGAGGCGGTTGCCGATGACGCAGGCGACTACCCACTCCTCGCCGGTCGGGATGTGCCGGACGTGGTCGGCGGTGTCGATCATGACGGCTCCTTCGGCCCCGGCAGCAGCTTCGCCTCGACGGCGTCCGGCGCCGCGCACTTCACGCACACGGCCGTTTCCACGATTACCGGCCCTTTGCGGCTCTGCATCTCGCACCGGTCGATCTGATCGCTCAGTTCTTGCGGGTAGCGCCACAGGCCGCAGCGCCCGCACTGCTTCTGCCGCAGCCCGGCCTTGTGCTGCGCCTCTGCCCATTCGTGCCACGCCAGATAGCCGTCTGGGGCCGGGTCTCCGGGCCTGTAGGTGTCCTGCTCCAGGATGCACGCAACTTTCATGGTCACGGCCGCGCCCCCGGATACCCGTCGTGCTGGACGCCGTCGAGCAGTCGGCCTGCGTTTTTCTTGCCGGCGCGGTAGCTCTCCATCGCGCCGTCCCACTGATGGACACGTTCGGCTGGGTATCCGCCCACCGGTGCACCGTTCGCCCGATCGGCGACGATGCCGTTGAATTCGCGGCTGCGTTCCTGCTGGTCCATGGGGAGCCACTCGCCCCACTGCTTGAACAGGAACGGGACGTCTGCCGCGACACACTGATCGCGCAGTTCGCGAGCCCACTGCGGATGCATCGGGCGAGCATTGGGGCCGGACTCGCCGCCGATAATGACCCAATCAGGCGAATGCAACGGGCGCGACATGTTGCGCGAACGCCAGACGTCCCCATCCTCGTACTGGTAGAGGTCGAAGCAGAGGCTGAGATCGATCGACCCAAGCATCGGCTCCACGCTCAGTCCGCGCACGGCCGCCTGCACCCTGAGCAGCTTCGGGATATCGCGATCGACCTCGATCTGATCCGTCACCGTGATCAGCAGCCATACGTTCGGATACCCGCTGCCCCAGTCGGCCGGCAGCATCGCCCGCACGTTGCCAATGCGCTTCGTCACGAGCAGCCAGTCGAGGTAGGGGGTTTCGCGGATCAGCGCGAAAAGGTCGGCGCGCCATTCGACCGGTACCGCATTATCGAACACGTCGGCGAGCGACGCGCAGAAGATGCGCGGGCGTGTGCCGCTTGCCTCGGCCTCGCGGTTCCACTTCATCGGCTGGCGCCAGTTCGCGGCCGTCGTGCGGCGGCGCTCGGCGTGCGGGCCCCATTGCACCGAACCGCTGCGCTTCGCCCAGCCTTCGGCGTAGCAGTGGTCGCAACCCGGGGAGACCTTCGCGCACCCGACCCAGGGGTTGAACGTATGCGTGGCCCATTCGATTTTCGTGTTCTCGCCCATTACATTGCTCCCTGCGCAACAGTCAGCGCCACCGCTACCGGCCGCACCCAGATCGGTGCCGCCGACAGCACGAACGTCTCCCCGGACCACGCCAGTAGCAGCGTGGTGCCCATGACTCCAGCGATCGCCTCGGCCGCGTCTGGCGGAACCGCGTTTCCGATGCGCTCCCGCCAATCGCTATCGCTCAGTCCGTCCAGCTCGAGTTGCTCCTCCGGATCGACGAGCGACTGCAGCGCTGCGAGTTCAAGCGTGGTGAAGGGCCGGTGCCAGGTTCCGTCGAGGGCTCGAATGACGCAGACCAGCTTGTCGGTCTCCTCGGGCATCCGGTCAGTTTGCGAATTTGTGCAAGTTGGCAAACTGCGCGGATCTGCGACTGACCAGCGGCCGTTGTCGTGGCATGCCGCGGCGGAGACGGCGCCCGACGTTTCGTCCCAGCCCACGACGCCGTAGTGCCCGCCGGTCAGGTAGTGGTCGCCTTTCTGCGGGATGCCGTTCGGTCGCGGGTCTGCGACAGCGTAGGCACCTGAATCATCCCCCCCGATGACCGTGCCGGCTTTCGCATTCCACTTGGTGACAGCGTACTTGCTGAACAGCGGTCCGGCGGGTGGCCGAGGGTCTGCCAGGCACTGGCCGGAGCCATGCGCCCCCGTCACCGCACCGGCCTCACGTTTCCATGGGACGATGCGGAACTCGTTGCAGTGCTTGGCTGGGCCATGGTGGCGAGGATCGGCAACCGATCCATAGCCGCTCCCCGGGGCGAGCTTGCTGGTGACCGTGGCGCTCGACTCGTCCCACCGCCGCACGCCGTAGGCTTGACCATCGTTCCAGCTGGCAGACTGGTCGAAGCGCGGATCTGCAACCGAGAATGCGCCATTGCTCGGGGTCGATCGCCCTGCGACAGTCCCCGTAGCCTCATCCCAGCGATTCACGCCCATGTAGCCGGCGCGGTATTCGGGCACGATCAGGTAGTCCTGCAGATGCCCATTCTCGACGGCCAGCTTGTTCAGGCTGCGCCAGTCGCTGCCCGCCTCCACGAACGCCAGGCGCACCCACGTTTTCCACTGCAGCCGAGGCACCCGGTGCATCGGCCCGCCAACGGGGTCGCCCGGTAGCGGCATGCGATCGAGCACCGTGCCCACGGCCTGCAGGCGCCTCTTCTCCGGTTCGTACAGGAAGGGCGGCACCTTCTCAATGTGGCGCGCGACAAGCAGGAAGCGCTTTCGGCTCTGCGCGAGCGCTCCGAGTTCGCCGCAGTCGTGCGTTGTTTCGGCGACGGCGTAGCCGTAGTGGCGCAGCATGGCGACGATCTGGTCGAGCAGGTGCCGGCCGCGGGTCGCGATGCGTGGCACGTTCTCGAAGACGATCAGTTCGGGCGGGTCGTCGGCGAAGGCTTCCAACATCAGCCACACGCCGCGCAGCGTCAGGCGGTTGAGCGCCTGGTACTTGGCGGTCTTGCTGCGGGTCTCGTTGAGGAGCCCGGAGAAGCCCTTGCACGGCGCCGACAGGAAGACGATGTGCGGGTATTCACCGCCAGCCGCGGCGCGGATGTCCGCCGGAGTAGCTTCTCGCCACGATGCCGGCGGCTCCTTGCCGTGGAAGTCGCTGAACTGGCTGCGATCGAACATATCCAGCACGGTGCCGCGGGTGCCGGTCAGACGCTCGAAGTCGCGGATCGCCGGCGCATTCACGTCGACGCCGCCGATGCAGCGGAAGCGGCCGACCATGTTGCCGACGCGAGGGGATGCCTTGTTGAACCCCTTGGCACCTCCGCCGAGGCCAGCGAACAAATGGAAATGGCGGATCTCGCGGACGTCGTCGGAGGCGAGGGTGAAGTTGTCGCGCTTCATGCCTGCACCCCTTTTGCCTGAATCGTTTTCACGACCTGCTTGCGCACCGCTTCAACGCACTGGCTGAACAGCGTCGCCGGCTGCCGAGTCCAAAAATCTCGGCTGATTTCGACGAGCGCATGCAGCGCGTTCAGCTCGCCCGAGTTCGCGCCAAACTTTCCGGTCTTCTGCTCCCGCTCGCGGATGGCCGTCAGCGCGCCCATTGCAATGCGCGTCACCTCCCGCACCGCTTCGTGATCGGCCTTGACGGCGCTGACCGCGATCTTGTGGCATGCGCCGAACATCAGCACATTGCGGCACTCGGCAAGATGGTTCCAGTGCTGGCCAGTTGCCCACCCGCCGCGGAACGCAGAGAGCGCAGCGCGCTCGGTCATCTCGATCTCGTCGTACTGGCCGATCATGTGGCGGTTGTGCTGGATGTTCGCGAGGCGGGCGTGACGGGATTCGTCGCGGCGGCTGAGCATGTGGGAGAGACGGCGGTTCATGCGATCCTCCTGAACTCGACAACCCAGACCCATGGATTCAGTGCCCATGCGCCCTCGCCATTGATGCCGTCCCAAAGCGCCCGGTATGTGTCGATCGGCGAGCCGTCGTGGCCAACGCCGGCGTCGATCAGTTCCTGGATCCCCTCGGCTCGTGCATCAACCTCGCTGATGTCCTGCAGCCGCTCGACGCGGACGGCGGTGATCTCGAGCAGTATGCGCGAGGCCCAGCGGGGCATGTGGATGGAGGGTCGCGGTCGTGTCCAGTCGCCATATGTCGGATCCCCGTCAGCCCAATACCAGATGCGCGATCCTTCGCCCCACTTCGAGGGCGGCACGGCGGCGCATCCGTCCTGAGCCTCCATGCACCACGGACCGCTGAAGGCTTCGCGCACCCACAGCCGGTCGCCGGCTTGGCCGTAGGGGCAGTGCGTCGCGATGTCGCTCACCTTCGGCAGCAGCAGCCCGCCGAGCGGGCGACTCAGCCACGCGCCGCACAGATTGCCTTCCGGGCTTTCTTCCGGCCGCGGCTTCACTGCGCGACGGGTTTGGGTCTTCGTGCCGGCGAGCAGGGCGCGAACCATGGCGGCGCTGAAGAGGATTGGTCTTTCTCTGCTCACTGGGAACTCCTATGGGTCTTGGTCAGTTCATAGCTCACGCAGCGGCCGCGCCGACGTATGGCATTGGCGAGGCGTGCACGGTCGTGGTGGCGCATGTCACGCTTCCTTCCATGTGCGAGCCTTCAATGCGCTCCACAGCGTGGATTGATTGACGCCGAATTCCCGCGCCATCGCGCACGAACTGTTCTTTCGGTCGTATGGCGTATAGCGCCTGCGGATCTCGACGACCTGCGATGGGGTCAGTTTCGACAGGCTGTGGCTCTCGCCGCTTACCTTGCTCGCGCGCCCTTTGTTGGCCATGTCCTGCATGTTCTCGGTACGGGTTCCGATGCTCAGATGCGACGGCTCGATGCATGCGCGGTTGTCGCAGCTATGCATGACGCACATCCCCTGCGGGATCGGTCCGTGGTGCAGTTCATAAGAGACGCGGTGCGCGTCGCGATTCTTTCCGCCCGACCACACGGAGCCGTAGCCGCTGCGGTTGATGTGCTTGGCCCAGACGAGGCATTCGCCTTGCCGGACGGCCTTCGATAGGAGTTTTTCTTTCGTGATCACGAGCGCACCGGTCGGTCAGGCGGAGATGGGCAATCTGCGGACGGCTCGGGCGCGGAACTCGCTGCCCTTGCGGTCGTTGCCCTGGTAGCCGCTGCCGAAGTCCTGAATCCAGGCACAGGCAGAGTCCGAAGCGTGTTCCTCGCACGACCAGTACCAGGCCGATTGGAATTGGTCGTGCAGGTTGGCGAAGAGCAGCGACTGCTCGCGCCGCGTCGGCAATTCGCCACCGATCTCGGCCGCCCAATCCTTGGAGCCTTTCCACGTCACGCTCTCGGCTTCGCCCGGCAGCAGGATCAGGTGGTGGCTCGGCTCGTCTTCCTTGCCGACTATGATTCCGGCGTAATGCTCGCCGGGCTGCAGCGTGATCTCGATCTCCGGCAGGACGAAGATCTTGGTATCGCGCACTTGCGCTTCGAAGGCGGCGATCATTCCGGCCAGTTCGTCCTGCCGGGATTTGATCGCGTCGAGGGTAATTGTCGTCATGGGTATCTCTCGAATTGACGAATGATTAAATGGGCAATCTGCGGACGGCTCGGGCGCGGAACTCGCCGTACTTGTGGCGGCTGCGCTGGTCGCCGCCGTTGAAGTTCTGAATCCAGGCATAGCCAGAGACCGAAGCGTGCTGAGTGCTGGACCAGTACCAGACGTCATCGAAGGCCTCGGCGCCGCCATCACGGAATGCCTCATGGACGGTCTGCAGCGGGAAAACAGGCGTGTAGGGCCGCGTGGGCGGTTCGGCAGAGAGGTTGATGCCCGAGCGCGCGTAGCACCAGTTCGCCTCGGTCGTCGGCTTGAAGGTGCGGTAGATGACTTCAAGCTCGTCCTGGCTCGGCAGATACCAGTCGTCATGCCCGCCGATGCGAAGATCGAGCGCCCACTGCGCGAGCTTGCTGCCGGCCTCGGCCGTCGCGTTCGTGTTGGCGCGGCCGTCGCAGTAGGACAGCGCGCCGGCGACACTCTTTGACGAGCCGTTCCAGGCGATGTCGGCGTGCTCGCCATCGGCCTTCGGTGCGACGATCAGCGCGTAGAGGACGCCGTCGACGTTGATCCGGCCGGCGTAGAAGCCGCCGGCGAGCGGAGTGTTGATGGCGGGCAGTTCGTTCAGGGTTCCCATGGTCTTGGTCCTTGTGGTTGGTGGTGCAGGGTTCAGTTGGAGGGCTTCCAGACGGCGCCGCGGCGAGCGGTGCCGACAGACAGGAGTGCAAATACCTCGCCGCGAACGGATCCGGACGCGGCTGCCGCCATCGCGGCGGCCTGTGCGTTCTCGGGCTTCGAGAGGATGCGCAGCCGGCGCTTCGGCGCGCGGACGAGGTAGCCTGCCGGCGCGATGCTCCAGATCTCCGGGCTGACGGTGTTGTCGAGCTGCTCGCGCAGGGCCGCATTCGCGGTGCGCTCGGAGCCGAGGAGATGCTCGAGCTTGGTGTTCAGGGCGCGGGCGTTCGCCAGTTCGACGGTAATGAGCTGCGCGGCACGTTGCGCGATCTCGGCCTCGGTCAGGTCGCTCGGGTCGATGTCGCCGCCGATCACCGCGCCGAGCGCTGCGCGGACGGCATCGAGTTCGGTGGCCGTTTCGGCAAAATCGGCGGACACCCTGAGTCCCAGTTCGGCCATCTCCGACCGCTTACGCACGGCGTCGGCAAGCTCATAGAGCATGATCCGCCCGTCATCGCCGATCGCGGCGCGGATGTCGGCGATGACATTGAGCAGGCTCGCCACCTTATGCTCGGCCTCGTCTGCGCGATTCTGCTGTGCGGCGGCTCGCTCAATAGGGTGGAGTGAAACCGTAGCCGGGTCGTATTCCAGCGCCGGGATTGCACGGACGTCCGCCTCGCCGCCCTCGCTGTCGCCGACCGGCGAGCAATCATCGACGGCCGTCGCCTGATCCGCCTTCTGGATCGGCCGCAGCAACCCATACCGCCCGTCGTACCGCCCACGCCCGGGGATATGATCGATCTGACCTTGCTGGGCGAGCGCCTTCAGTTGCGCGCGCAACGTCGGTTCGTCGAGCCCTGTTGCGCGCTTGATGTCGAGCACCGTGAGCATGCTCGGCGAGGCGTCGAGAGCAGCTTCGACGGAGGGGAATTTGTCGGCGGCGCCCATCAGAACATCCCCTCGTCGTCGCTGTTGGTATCCGGCTCCACGTCCGGCGGCGTGAGCGTCATCGTGATGTCCTGCTGGATCAGCTCGCACAGGCGTCCCATCTGCTCCGGGCTCGGGTTGCACTGCAGGCGCAGGCCGAGCGATATGCTGCCGCCGTTGATCGCCTCGAACTGCAGCTTGCCGATCTTGCAGTCCAGGATGTTGATGTCGGGGATACCGGACATGCCGATATGCACGCGGAAGGCGTAGCCGGCGCTGTCCCAATCCCACTTGATCGGGCTCTTGATCTCGGGGAAGCGCAGCAGCGGCATGTGGCCGGGGTTGTCGTCGAGCAGCTCGCCCTGGGTGTCGTCCTTGCGGAAGAAACTGCCTTTGAGCGACGGATGAATCTCGGACAGGACATCGTTCGTCGTCTTGATCTCGAGCTTGATGTCGGCGCCGAGGGCCTTGTCCTCGCCGTGGCATTCGGCGCGCGGATTCACGGACGAGAGGCGGGCGGTGTGTTCTTTGAATACGAGTTGCATGGTGCGGTGGGCTCCGGTGGTTGTGGTCTTATTCGCCGGCCTGGTTGGCCTGCTCGGCGGCGTCGTAGTCCTTCAGGAAGTCGTCCTGCGCGTCGGTGACTTCGCCGGTCTCGGGATCGACGGTCGACGTAGCAGGGGCGGTCGGCTGCGCCTGCTCGGCCGCGGCGCGCAGCGCGTCTAGGCGGCGACCGTAGGCGGCGACCGCGGCGTCCTTGTCCGGACCGTCGGGTAGCCTGGCGCCGAGTTCCTTTGCAGCGGCCATCGTGTCGCGGTCGTGCGCGGCGCTGATCGCATTCAGGACTTGCTCGAGGGTGACGGCGGGGGCTTGCGTGGCGGGCTTCTGCTTCCCGGCGCCGAGCTTCGATTTCAGCGCGTCGGTGCGGCTGGCGGGCTCCGGGGTGTCGATGACTTCGGCGGCGCCCATGTCGCGCTCGGCCTGATTGATCTGCTCGAGCTCCTCAGGCGCATACACGCCGAGGATCACGTCCGGGGTGTAGCGGCGCGCCCACTTGCGGATTGCGACGTAGGTGATCTGCTGCTGCGGGTCGGTCGCCCACTGCGTCGAGAAGCGCGGATAGCACTGCGACATCATCACCTTGATCTCGCGCGGCTCAGCCTCGCCGCGAAGCTGGCAGCGGCAGATCACGCCAAGCCCGGCCTCATCTTTCTTGTCCCACGCGGCGACGTAGTATTTGCCGCCCTTGTCGGACTTCCGCTCCTCGACCTTGCCGAGGATCTTGTCCCAGTCGCCGAGGAACTCGAATTCGGGGCGGCGCTCGATCGGCGCGAGGGTCGTTACGACGGCATTGATTAGCTGGGCTTCGTAGCCGAGCGCGCCGCCCTGGGTGACGTGGGTCTTCTGGGCTACCGCGAACGGGTTCATGCGCCATTGCACGGCCTGCATCGCCACTGCCAGGCAGTCGCCGGTGTTGCGCAGATGCTGCGGGATGGTCGCGCGGCCGGTAGCCATCAGTTCAGCCACGCGAATCAGGCGGTCCATGCTCTGGTCGTCGAGAATCAGGGCGGCTGAACTTGTCGCAACCATCGGGATATCAGTGGTGCGCTGCACATCAGGCACGACGGCGAGCGGGGCGGTTCTGGTGTTCATGGTTTCCTCACTTGAGAATCAAGCGCCGGGATCCGGCGGTTTCGGTGGTGTGTTGCGCGATAACGTCTTCGGGTACGCCGGATGCCTTGCAGACGGCCTTCCAGTCGGTTTTGCTGCTCGGACTGGCCGCTTTGTACGTTGCCAGCGTCGCGCCCTGGTAGCGCAGCACCGCGGCGTCGCGCATGAACGTGGTGAGCGTGTCGCGCGCCGCCTGCTCGTCGGCTTCGAGTGCCTTGAGTTGCTCCTTGACGCGGCAAAGCTGCGCGAAGGCGGAATAGATCTCCTCGTCGGCGTCGATCTGCTGCTGGTTGTCCTGCGGGTAGAGGAGGCGCACGTCGGCTTCGCTCTGCGGCTCCGGTGCGACGTCGTTCTCGACGTGCTGACGCCACCACTCGGCGGCGCGGCGCAGCAACTCTTCTTCGAGGTCCGCGTCCTTCTTGATCGTGTAGATCGCGAGGTCTTCGCCGGCCCCGAACAGCGCCGCGAGGTCGAGCTCGGCGCACGGGGTCAGCGACAGATACCAGTGGCTCTGCGTGAGGTAGTGGGTCGGAACCTGATCCGTCCCGACCTGACCCCACTCGTCGCGCTTCGCGTGGCTACCGACGGTCTTCGCTTCGAGGATGCGGTCGGCGACGATCTGCCCCTTGATGGCGGCGACCTTGCGGCCTTCCGGAATGACGAGCCGGTCGACGTTGCCGATCGCCATCGGGTAATCGGGATGCACGAGCTGCGCGTTGTGACGCACGACTCGCCGGCCCGTGGCGATCTGGTACTCGTCGGCGACGAACTGCTCGGCGAACGAGCCGAAGCGCAGCCGCATCGCGGAC